GACTCGGGTGTCTCCGGAGGTTTCGCCAAGGAGGTGCGTGAGGTTTGCTACTACGGCAACATTTTCTATCGGGACGTCGATCAGCTCGGATCCCAAACAAAGAGTCGTAAGGCTGGGTTCCCATGCCGTGACGCTGACAAGGCGGATATGTTTGAGCAGTTTGCGTTGGCGATGGAGAGTGGAGAGTACACTCCGAGGTCCGAGGAAATGCTTGTTGAGTGCGGCGAGTACGAGTGGGAAAACGGAAGAATTGTCCACGCTCCGACCAAGAACAAAGGTGCGACAGAAAAGAATCACGGCGATCGAGCAATTTCCGCTGCGGGTGCTTGGTTGGTATTTTCTACCGATAATCCTGGAAAAAAAATTGACAGCGATGTTGAAACGGGACAAACTCCAGAGTATGGTAGTTTCTTGTGGCGGGAACGCCGAGAACGACGTAGTGTCGATATCGGCAGTCCGATGTACTCAATACGCGACGTTTTGAAGCGATAAGCAAGGAATCTCAGGTTAATACCTGGAGGAAGCAAAGAATGGCTGACGAGTTCGCAGAAAAGACACTGACAGCGATTGGCAAGCTTGCTGACAAAGCAAGGGCTAGCCAGAATGCAGACAAATCGCTAAAGTTTTCGCAGGCGGCTCTGACTTCAACTCATTCGTGGAGTACGCATGGAGGGGATCGCTCCTCTCTGTCAAGTTTGCTAAGCGAATCGGTTGACAAGTTGGCTCAGGCGGCGTTGAAGGCGACTCAGCAATCAATGGACGATCAGGATGCGGACTGCGCACAAAAGTATTCGCAATCGGCTCAATATTTGACGCAAGCGAAAGCATTGCTCACAGGCGAGAAGACCCCATCCAGCGGGAAAAAGTAGCTGGAAAAAGCTTAGTTAAGCGATAGGCTGGCGATAAAACCCAGTCGGAGTCGTTCGGAAAATCATCCGTACCATTTCGACTGTAGATGTTTGATCTAAAAGACCAGCAAAAACGAGATCGACTTTACAAGGCAATCCGCTCATCGCGGGATGCTTTGGAGCCTTTTCGTCGCGTTCGGCAAACGCTGATCAAGGATTACGTTGGCTCTTGGTACAACGAATCAGGCGCAGAGAACAAGACTCTCGTCAACTTGATGAACCAGACGGCACGTATCTACACGGTCGCTCTGGCTGCGAACAACCCTAGCGTCTTGGTTTCGACTCCACGAATGGACATGCTTCCGTTCGCAAGGCGTTTTGAAGTCAACCTCGCCAAGCTCATCAGCGACATGGCTCTTGATGAGACGTTCAGGATGATTGTCCTTGATGCGTTCTTCTGTCTCGGGTGTGGCGTTGTCATGATGCGTGACACGGACACTCGCTTTCACGGACTTCTCGCGTCGGAGGAAGATGTTTGGCTCGATCCAGGTGAGCCTTGGTTCAATCGAGTGTCGCTTGACGATTTGATTCTCGATATGACCGCCAAAGAGTTAAGCAAGATGCGATATTGCGGACATCGCTATCGCGCTGACTTTGAAAAGGTGATGGATGAACCTGGGTACGACAAAAAGGTCAAGGACAAACTCAGACCGACCAACAGGGAGCACCATGATTCGGTAGGCGCTACTCGGGACATGGCTTCGGACTGGGGGAGTGCTCAGGATGACGATCTCAAGGACATGATCTGGCTCCAGGACATCTGGATCGCCGAAAACAACACAATTGTCACCTTGCCTTGCGACCAACAAGACATGGAGCCGCTCATCGAAAGACCATGGACGGGATCCCAAGCAGGTCCGTACAAGTTCTTGTCGCTCGGCGAAACCCCCGACAACATCATCCCGACGTCTCCCGCGATGAACCTCAAGGGAATGCACGATCTTCAGAATCGTCTGCACAGGCGCATGGAAGCTGACTCGGACGCCAATCGAGTGGTCAATGTCTACCCACCAGGGATGGAGGATGACGCAGAAAGGCTCAGGACTGCCGAGCGTAACGGGTGGTATCGAGCCAAGAGCCCAGAGTCAATCAAGCAGTTCCAAAGCGGCGGCGTTGATCAGCGCGACATGGCGCTAGCGACGTTCATTCAAACGGAATACGACCGTTTTGCTGGAAATCTTCAGGCTATGGGTGGTCTTGGTCAGCAAGCCAGCACGCTCGGCCAGGAAGAGTTGATCCATGGCAACGTTTCAAAGAACGTAGCTGACATGCGAATGGCGGTGGTTTCGTTTGCCTCCAAGTGCATTTTGGACCTCGGCAGGCTGATGTGGGAGGATGAGACACTTGAGTTGAAGACCTCTATGGAAGTCGGCAACACAGGCATCAACGTAAACTCTGACTGGACTCCAGACTACCGCCAGGGTGAGTTTGACGACTACGAGTTCAGGATCGAACCATACTCAATGATCTTCAAGACTCCGGAGCAGAAGCTTCAGGAGTTGTTCCAGGTGATCCGCGAGATCGCACCGCTTTGGCCGATGTTCCAATCCTCGGGTGCCTCGATCGACGCACAAGCCATTGTCGAAGAAATTGCCAGACTGAAAAACAGACCTGAGTTCAAGCGGTTCATCACGTTCGCCGCGCCGGCTGAGATGCTCGGTGGCGACGAGAACACGGTTAGGCAGTCACCTGTCACGAGCAGGGAGACGATCAGGAAGAACGTCAGCAGTGGCGGCACCGAAGCAGCTAGAAGCAATGCGCTGATCCAAACCTTGATGGGTGGTCAGCCGCAGATCAACTCACAGCAAAGAAACTCGATGTTGCAAGGAGTCGGGTCATGAGCAAGATCGTCCACAAATACAAAGGCAAGGAAGTGTCCGAGGCAGAGCTCGATCGCTTGGTGCCTCGTAAGGCCGACTGGCTCGAGCGACCGGCAATGGCAGCAAACACGTACACCGAGCACAACCCCTTGGTATCTGAGGGTTGCGGGGTAATGAAAAGCCAAGTGGAAGAGACTCGCAAGCTGATTAAGCAGCATTGCATCCAGGGAGCTGCTGTTCGCGACAGCGGTCAAGTTCAATTTACAAGTCGTCGCGCACGTAACGAGTTCCTTCGTATGCGCGGATTCAGAGATATGGATGGAGGATATGGCGATGAGTGATGATCTGAATGAAGAAATGACCAGCGAACAAATCAAAGAATACGCTGAAAAGGTGTTCGAGGAATCTCAAGCCGAGCGAAAATCGGACGCCGAGATCATCGCTGACACTGCGTCAGTCGAAAAAATAGCTGCTGAGAACAAGTCCAGCAGAAAAGCCGCCGAGGACACGGTCCAAAGCGAGGATGGTTCCGGCGACGAGTCAAGTGCTCCAGGGTGGGTCACTGACGACGTTAAAGCCGAGGTAGCCGCGTATGGGATCGACGAGTCTGACTTGTCTGATTTTGCCAGTCGCGAGGAGTTGGATCGGGCTTTGCGATTGCTTGACAAAAAAGCGTTGGACTCTGGCCGAAAGGCACTCTCCGACGACGAGCCAAGCAAGCAAGAAGCCTCACGGGAAGACCAAAAGCCTGTCGCCAAAGATAGCGGCAAGTACGAAGTTACGCTGAGCAAGGATCTTTACGACGACGAAATCGTGGATGAGTTTTCGCGGATGCGGGACCACTACGAAACTCGACTCGAAAGACTCGAAGCGAATCTCGTTCAAGCAACCATCACTCACGACGAGGCTCGTTTCGACGGCATCGTTGATCAGCTTGGTCACGCCGACTTGTTTGGCAAGACTGGCAAGGAGACTGAGAAGGAGCTTGAACGGCGAAAAGAGCTTCGGATTGCCATCAAGGCTCACTTGATCGGCATGGAACAGCTTGGTTATCCAGTGGAAGAAAATGAACGATTGTACGATCGCGTTGCCAGTATGGTTTTCGCGGACGAAATCGGGAAGAAGCGTTTGAAACAACATACACAGAAGATTTCCAGGCAGAGCGGTATGCGTTTGGGCGGAAGCCCAACGAAGCCTCAACCTCCGAGTGAAGACCCTCGGGAAGCGGCTGATCGCCTCTACAGGGAACTCGAACGAGCTTAAACAATAAAGGAGCCGTAACATGGCTTTGTCCATTGACCAGATTGACGATTTTGTAAACAGCATCCACCAGAAGTTTGCGGGTGAAGACCGACTTGCAGCGCAGGATTTGTCCTTGACGTTGCAGAAGTACCATTACGCATCGCGTCTTTTTTCAGGAAATCTGAAGAAGGACACGATGAGCACGTCGGAGTGCAGGTGGAAGGTAAAGGTTGGATATCAAGACAACTTCCAGTCTGTTGGTCTGTACCACCGAGATTCTTCGACTCGAGTCAACACGCTCGACCAAGGTGAATTGAAGTGGGCGTTGACCACGAATAACTACCACTACGACATCGACGAAGAGATCTTCCGCACTGGCGGTCGGCAGATTTACGACTACATCGAGGATCAAGAACGCGACCTCATGACGTCGTTCTACACTGGCATGGAAGACTTGGTGTTCGGTCCTGGTCCATCGAGTCCTACTCAGACTCCCAATATTGTTTCGTCGTTGCTTTGGTGGATCACCTCCACGAGCGACAGCGTGACTGAGAACAACGCGACTGAAGGCTTCAATGGAGCCGAGCCTGTTGGATGGTCAAGCGTCGGCGTTGGTGGCATTTCGTGTACCCAGTATCCGCAATGGCGCAACCGAACGTTCCCTTACACGTCGATCACTCGAGCCGATTTTGTCGAAAAGACGATCAGCTCGATGGATAAGTGTTCGTTCGAGCCTCCTGTTCAGCGACCAGACATCGTTGATCAGAAGCGAAGCGACTGGGAGCTTTTGACGACTTACAGCGTCTTGGCGGCTGGTCGGCGAATGCTTCAGCTTGGAAACGACAACATTGGCGACGACATGGCTGCTCGCAGCGGTCAGGTTTACATCCGTGGCGTGCCGTTGAACTGGGTTCCAGCTTGGACCAGCAGCGACAGCGTCAATGCTCGAACTGACGGGATTGTCCTCGGAGTCAACTGGTCAACTTTCAAAGCGTACTACGCCGCAGGTCGGCAGATGCGCAAGAGGAAGGCATTCCAGCACCCAGAGATGAGCAACGTTCGCGTTCGCTGCATGGATGACTCGCTTCAAATGGTCTGTTTCAATCGTCGCGCAAACTTCCGTGGCTATTGCACTCAGACCGTAACCGAAACCGCCTAACACGACTGGCTGACATAATGTCAGTCGTTGGCAAACGTCTGTGGCGGCGAGACGTTAAATTGCGCCGCCAGTTTTTTTCAAGACCCGGCTTTACCTCGGGTAGACTTTGGCTTTTGAAGGGTTTTTTGGTATGCAAACTCAATACGTAGAGTTGGATCAGCGTCTTTTGTCTCCAAAACTTTGGAGGGGTTTTGCGCCGCCTGTTGGTGGTGTGTTCCCTGACCAAGCGAGCGGGAACGAGGTGCGCGGCCTCTTTGACGATTTCGAAAACTTCGGTGCTGTTTCCCCACTGGCTACGGCGACCACGTACTTCCAGTCGAACGGCAACTCTTACCTTGCCTACAATGACGCAACGGTCGTCCCAACGGCTGCGGCTGTTCCTTCGACAACGCCGTCTGTTAGCGAAAACGGTCCTGGCGTCATCGTGATGCAATCGGACACAACCGCCAACGACATTGCCATCCTTCAGGCTGGGAGTGGAACGATGACGCCGTTTCACGTCAATCCCGCAAGGATGCAGGAATTGGCTTTTGAGTGTCGCTTCAAGGTTTCTGCCATTACGGCGTCTTGCAGTGACATCTTTATCGGCTTGGCCGGTACTGGGGCGTGCGCCGATAGCGGTGTATTCACTGATGCTGGTGCCTTGGCTTCCAACAACTTCTTGGGGTTCACTCGCATTGGGACGCAAGGCTCGGCAATGAGCTTTTCGTACAATCGTGTCAGTGGTACTCCAGGGACTCGGGCAAGCGTCCTGACGCTGGCGGCTGACACCTACATCAAGGCAGGTTTCCGTTACCACGCAGCTCGCAAGCAGTGTTCGATTTGGATGAACGGGGAAGAAGTTGCTACCGCGAGGATCAATTCTGCGATCACCGGCGCTACTCCGTGGCCGAGTCTGTACATGAACTTCTGTGCTGCGATCAACTTTGAAGCTACGGCTGCTCACCAGTTGTACATCGATTGGTGGGCTTGCGCTCAATTGCTCTAAGCAGTTGAGTTGTTTGGATGGGGGTCAGGCGATTTGCCTACCCCCCGTTTTTTCCTTCAAAGTAAGCTCGGGGTCAAGTGATGGATTCACCACCAGTATATTTGCCGCCAGACTTGGTTTCCGACGTTGGAACTTTCGCTGTTCCTGGCGATCTGTGGCATCTACCAAAAGCGACGTTCGAGCCGATCTGGAAGCGGGTCACTGGAAAGGTTCGTTTGGCGGTACTGGATACCGGATACAGTCCACACGATTTGCTTCCCGAGCCTGTTTACTCCAAGTCGTTTATTCGAGGCGAAAGCGTAAGAGATGGCAACGGCCACGGAAATCATTGCGCGGGCACTGCACTGGGAAGGGGTGGAATCGGGGTCGCTCCTGGTGCGTCGCTGATGGCAATCAAAGTGCTTTCGAACGACGGACGAGGATCCTCCGATGGAATAGCCAACGGAATACGCGACGCAGTAGACAATGGAGCAGATATTCTTTCCTTGTCGCTCGGCTCAAGCAGTCCTTACGAGCCGACTCGAAAGTCCTTGGAGTACGCTTGGAGCAAAGGGGTTATCACGATCTCTGCTGCTGGCAACTCAGGCTTCAACGGAAGGCAAAACACAATTGGCTACCCAGCAAAGTATCCTGAGTCGCTTTGCATTGGTGCGTATCGAAAAGACGGTCAAAGAGCTTCGTTTTCGTCTGGTGGGCGCGAGCTCGATATGTGCTGCCCTGGGCAAGACATTGTTTCTTGTGACAACAACAGCGCAAGCGGTTTTCGAGGCATGTCCGGAACGAGCATGGCGACTCCGTTCGCGGCGGGATTGTTTGCTTTGATTGTTGAGCTGATGCGACGCGAAGGCGCAGCAGAGTTTACCGGGGTGGAAGCCGTTCGAGCGTTTCTGGCGAAGTACACCCAGGATATGGGTGAGCCTGGATTCGATCCGTTCTGGGGCATGGGCGTCCCGAAGACCCAAGACATCATTGCCGCACTTGTCAACGATCAACTCAGTTTTGTTTAGTCAGTACCATTTTTGAAAGGTGTTTTGTTATGTCGAATTGTGAAAGCAAATTTGATGGCGAAGTAAGCGTATCGTGCTTGCTCGAATTGGTTGCCGATGTTCGCAAGGGACCGTCGGCAAAGACTCTCCTGCAAGCAATGTGGCTGCTCGGATGCTTGATTGCGAAGTTCGCAACCCCGCAATCTGGCATCGCTCCTGTCGGCCTCTCGTCGATCGGCGATGACCTGGAGGGTCTCAATGTCGAGATCTTGAATTGCGAGGGTCTCGAAAGCGTGCTTCAGGCGATCGAGACGAAGTGCGCCGAGCGAGAAGTCTCTATCCAGTCTGGACCTGCGGTTGGTACGCAAGGCTGGGAAGTGTTCATTCCGTTGATCCTCGAGTTGGTCAAGATGATCATTGAGAATCGCAAAAAGAAGCAACAGCCAGCACCGCAACCAGGAACCTAATCCTCGGACTGGATTTGCGCAAACGAACTATGGAGCGGCGCTCGGGCGTCGCTTCTCTATAGACCACCCCAAACCAACAAGGCATACCATGCGACCCCTGATACTTTTCCTTTTGCTTGCAATCCCAGTTTTTGGGCAAGACCTCAAAGCGTCAATCAAGGGTCCGTCGACAGCTTTGGCGGGACCGCTTGTGTTTCTGTCCCATGAGGATGCCACTGGCGACAACAAGGATTGGATCATCCCCGATGAGCTAAAGTCTGCCTCGGCATCGTGCGGTTCAAACATATTTTTTTCCATTCCGACTCCAGGCAAATACCAGTTCGGTCTGATCGTTGCGAACAAGCAAGCCGAGATCGCTTACAGTTGGCATGAAATCAACGTTACCGGATCGATCGCACCAACACCACCACCTACGCCACCGCCAACGCCAGGACCGATCAACCCGAGTCCAAATCCAACGCCAAGCTACGAATCGATTCGCCTGACTTCCAGGGCGGCGGTAGACACCTTGCAGGACGCATC